TCAGGAATGGATTGGTGCAATCTGGTGGCATTACGTTATGGGTGAGTCGATTCGTGATATTGCTAAGAGCAGCGGTACTTATGGCTCACAAATCCAACAGGACATTAAATGCGGCTTAGCCTTTATTAAATCACGTTATCCGCATTTTCAAATTGAAAAGTTTATAAAGATCGTAGTTGAGGAAAATCAACTTTCTTGACTGTAAATACAGGTTATGGCATATTCGTATTACAGTGTTCGAAATGTAAGTAATTCACTGGTATTAAAGCTCATCGAAAGGTGGGCTTTTTTATAAGCTAATAAAACTAAACTATCTCACAACTGAATATTACATAAAATCCTGCTAAATTTTATATTCTCGGTCGTTATAACTTTTTTAAGTTTGTTGGAGGTCGGGATGAATGACATATGGGGATATCACTTTAAAAAAGGGTGGACTCACGAGCATAATTTTCTTGCGGCATATAGTAATTTGCATAATGATGAAGATATATCTAAGGCTATTGAAGCGCTTGGATATTTTGGAAAGTACGGAGTCTATCAAATAGATGACTCAATGCTGGGCAATCCAATTGAAGTATATGAATTGCTAAGTGATTCTAAACTCCCTAGGTATTTAATCGAATATTGCCCAGTAGGGGCTAAAGTTGATTTTTTCGTCGCTTACGATATGCCTAGCCTAATTGAACTGTTAAACAAACTGGCTCCTTTGGTACATGCAGCAGTCGCATGTAATCAAATTAATGATATTACAGAAAATTTAAAAAACGAGTCAGACTCTTGATGCGAAATAGTTTTTTATAATCTTATTTCAACTATGAAATATATTGTCTTAAAAAAGAAATATAAATTAGCTTTATAATCTAGTAGATACGAGGTGGATTGAAATCTTGTTGCATAACCCTCTATCTGTTTACTTTTTGATCGAAAAACCTTACTTAAGACTACAATAAATCCCTCATACTTACTTAATGAGTTGATTAACCTAATAAGTTAAAAAATTAAAAGGAGAATAATAATGATATCGTTTCTAACGATTGCTGAGAGGATATATAACAAGTTTGAAGAAGATAAACTATTCTCTAAGAATCGTATAGAGCATTTGAACCGCTTGATGATTATGATTCGACAAGAGATAAAAGATACACCATGCAAACTTAAATATAATTTTATTGACTTTGAAGAATGCCTAACTAAACCTTTACAGGAATGTGGAGTTAAATTAGATATTAGCTTGATGCCTACATGCCAGTATAAGGGCGAATATATTATGTGGTTAGCAACCTTTATTGAAAGAATAACAGTGGGTGGAAAGCCTAAATTTCCACCACTTTCTAGTATCGTTCCGTCAAGTCTTAAAATTCCCAAAGGAAAGAAATTGCTATCAAAACTTCGAGTACAGCCTATGGAAGAGAAAGCTCAATTGATAGTGAATTATTTTCAATCAACTGATTACATAAAAAATAATAAACTACCTTTTTAAGGAATGTAGAAGTAATTGACCACTTTACTTCTACATCTAGCTGATAAAATTTCAGCCACCGCCCGTATAGGCGGTTTTTTTTATAAAAATGATAATTTACCTTTATGTTAAGAATTATTTAATAATGAATGATTAAAGAAAGAGTACTCGTTAGAAGCTTAGCCTATCTCCCTACTAAGTAGTACTGTCATTTGAGTAGCTATATTTATGTTATAATAATTGAATAACCTCATGGGAGTTTACTATGAGTATTTCAGTACATTGGATGGAAGCTTCTGTTGAGGTTGGTCGAGATCGAAAAGTAAATAAACAAATTTACTTTTATAAAGAACAGTTACTCCATAAAGGCAAAAATCTATCAGATTTAAGTTACAGAGACATTGAAAGTGGCTTGAAGCAACAATATGATCAAACCATTCAAATACGTGTGCTCACAGATATGGGCGTACACGAAATCAATAAATATAAATCTAGTTTGCGGAACGATTGAGATATGGTATTAAAAGTGGAAAACTTCCTTGGGAAGTTTTATTTTGTGCTATAGTCCAGCCTAATTAAAACAGGTAAAAGTCATGACACTTTGTGTTGGCGGCGAATTAAATGGTCAAGAGATTGAAAAAGATGTAAAGACGTTTAAGGCTTCTGAATTTGATCCAAGCTACACATCAACTTATTACCTTCAAGTTTATAACCAGAATAACGTGATTTATAAGTTTTGGCATCCTTATGGTGTTGATCTTCATGAATTATCTATTAAGTGTTTGGATGTAATAAGATCAGTCTAAAGTTAATTTTATGAAAAAATAGATAAGTACTTGCGCATATATGTATTTGCATATATATTTCACATATCAGATTTATCTGCGCTGAAAGTTTTTATTTTTTGTGGCCCTTTTCTCTTTTGGAGGAATGGGCTTTTTAGTGTCTTTTTTTAACTTGCCGAATGGATTACGGTGCAAAGGGCCCCGCTAAATATCGATTATTGGCGGGGCTTTTTATTTTATGTGCTAGGCTGCCATTCATAATTTTATGGAAACTTAAAATGTATATTTGCATTTGCGGTGATTTGGACGATAAAGTTGTAAATAACCGTGAAGGAACATATTTTGCGGTAAGTGAAATAGATTCAAGCAAACAATCAAACTATAACCGTCAGATTTATATTGTTGGTGAAAATGCTTATAGATATGACTAAATATTTAATAATAAAGCTTCTTCAGGGGGTGCTTTTAGGAGTTTTGTCGATGTGACTACTTTATTGTGACTTTAAAAAAACCGCTACCTTAAAATTATATTAAAAAAATGATTAAATTTACGTAAAGTCATATACATTATTAAATAAGAAGCACAAATATTAAATTTTCCGAAAGAAACAAGAGAGATATATTATAAAAATACAAACAATATGAATGTTTGTATTTTAGAAATAAGCTTCTAGCCTGCTGAAAATGGAGTCCTCCATAACAACTGAATAGCAGGTTGCTTGTATAAACTCTAATACTTGACAAAATAATTTTGGAGATATTTGTGGCTAATAAATTTAATGCTGAACAGGCACGAATAAATTTAAAGCAGGGGAAAAAAAGTCATCAAACTATTTATGAAGATATTCTTCAGCAAGTAGAATCTAGTTCAAAAAAAGGGATTAATCCTGTTTATTTGAATTTCTTAAGGGGAAATATTACACAAGAGAATATAGATAACATCATTAGTAAGCTTCATAAATTAGGTTTTGAAGTAGATATTAGGGAATCTTCATCTATAAGTTTTTCTGTAAAGGTTAGTTTTTAACTACTGATATTTTGAAAAGCCGCCTATTGGCGGTTTTTTAATGGGTGAAGTATGGATGACAAAGAATATTTTTGGCTAACAAGAAAAAAAGAGCCCAAAACAAAACCTAAAAGCAGACCATTGCCTAAGGCTACACAAAAGTATTTAGAGGCCGAAGAAGACTTTACTCAAGCTTTAGATTTTCTGGAAATTAAATACGAAAAGAAGTTTCAATTTAAATCAACCAAGTACTGGCGATTTGATTTTCATTTAATAGGGCATCGAATTTTAGTTGAAATTGCTGGAGGCCCTTGGTCAGGTGGCCGAAAGGGTAAGCTTAAGAATAAAGCATGGAGTCTTGATCGTTACGACGTAGCTGAGGATATGGGCTATACAGTAGTTCGTATAGAGACAGCTTCAAGATGTAGGATTGATGATACTGGACCAGTACAGTTAAGAAGTGAATACGCTAGTGAGTGGCTCAAAAACTTGAAGAGGCGAATATTTAATGGATCAGATCAGACCATTCCCGCAACCAGACTTTATTGATCAAGCTGAAGAAGAGGAAGCAATCCGTTTAATACCGGCACCAGATTTAAAAAAATGGGTTATTGCTAATTTTCTTACGCTCGGTGGCCCACTACATAACCCGGACCATGATCATATCGCTGAGCTGCTTCATGATAATGAAGAGTTTCTAGCCTTTGCTTGGGCATCTTCTGCATATACAAGAGCTAAGCGTATGGTATTAGGCCAATGTGAAAAGGTTATGTTTCAACAAGGCGGATGGAAGAAAGCTCGCCAAGAACAACAAATGCGGGATTGGTTCGGATTTGTACCGACTTACTTAATCACTATCGACGCTACTTTTTGCGATAAAGCAAATGATAGTGAATTCTGTGCTTTGCTTGAACATGAGCTTTATCACATCGGTGTAGAGCGAGACTCGGACGGCGAGATTATTTACAGTGATCATACTGGCCTACCAAAGCACTACCTTGCGGGTCACGATGTGGAAGAGTTTATCGGTGTTGTTAAGCGCTGGGGAGCAAATGAAAACGTTAAGCGGCTTATTGAAGTCGCTAAAAACCCGCCGTTTGTTTCTGATTTAGATATATCGAAATGCTGCGGGAACTGTGTAATCAATTGAGCCTAATGGCTCTTTTTTTTGCCCATTTTGTTATACGTAGTTATACGATGAGGAAGTTATGGCGACACTAAAAGAGCCTGTGAAAATCTTTATAGTTCAGTCTCTTGCTTGTCGTGACACACCTCAAGAAGTAGCAGAACTCGTAAAACAAGAATTTGGCGTTGATATTGATCGCGTTCAAGTTGCAACTTATGACCCAACTAAGGCTGCTGGTAAGAATTTAAGTAAAAAGTATATCGAGCTATTTGAGAAAACCAGAGATGAGTTTGACAAGGGTTTAGTTGATATTCCAATTGCCAATAAGTACTACCGTCTGAAGCAATATCAAAGACAACTTGATAGAACGCGAAATGTTAAAACAGCACTAAAAATTCTAGAGCAGGCTGCAAAAGACATCGGTGGACAATTCACGAATCGACAAGAAATAACCGGTAAAGACGGCGGTCCAGTTCAAACGGTCAATTCAGATGTTCCTGTTCCAATGGAAGAGTACTTAAAAGCACGGAGGGAGGTCGTAGATGAGTACTGATGCGGCTCGGGATAAAGCCATCCGGATCGAGGCGCAAGAAGATTTATATTTCTTCACAAGGTACATGTTTAAGGAGCGCCGTGGTTATAAATGGATGCAGAACTGGCACCACTTAGAAATCTGCGAAGCTTTGATGAAAGTTTATCGTGGTGAAATCAAGCGGTTAATTATTAACGTTCCCCCGCGTTATTCTAAAACTGAAATTGCTGTAATTAATTTCATGTCTTGGTGCTTTGGTAAAAATCCAGACTCTGAATTTATTCATATCAGTTATTCGGCCATGCTTGCTGCAAATAACGCATTTCAGACTCGCAACTTGGTTCAAGAAAAGGCTTACAAAAAGGTCTTTCCTGATCTTAAATTACGTGATGATAGTAAGGCCAAGGATTTCTGGCGTACAGCTGCAGGTGGTGTCTGCTATGCGACTGGTACAGGCGGTACCATTACAGGTTTTGGTGCAGGTAAAATGCGTGAAGGCTTTGGCGGCTGCATCATAATTGATGACCCGCATAAAGCTGATGAAGCCAAATCAAAAACTATCCGTGAAGGTGTGATTGACTGGTTTCAAAATACACTCGAGTCACGTACTAACTCGCCAGATACGCCGATCATTGTGATTATGCAGCGGCTTCATGAAGAAGATTTAGCGGGTTGGTTATTAGGTGATAGAAAAGACGGCGTTCCTGTAGCTGGTGGTAACGGTGAAGTGTGGGAGCATCTATGTCTTTCAGCTATTCAAGAGGACGGATCCGCACTGTGGCCAGCAAAACACAATATTCAAAAGTTGAAACAAATGGAGCAAGCTGCGCCGTATGTTTTTGCTGGGCAATATCGACAAATGCCATCACCGCCAGCAGGCGGTTTTTTTAAGCCTGACAATATTGAAATTGTGGATGCTTTACCTGCCGATGTAGTGAAGCAAGTAAGGGCTTGGGACTTTGGTGCAACTGAGAATGAAGGCGACTTTACAGCAGGTGTTAGAGAGGCTTTGGGGGCAGATGGCTTTACCTATATTGTCGATGTAACAAAAGGGCAACTTGGTCCTGACAATGTCAATAAACGCTTAAAACAAGTCACAGAGTTGGATGGGATGGGCGTAACGGTAAGGATCCCTCAAGATCCTGGTCAAGCTGGTAAATCACAAGCCAGTTCATTCGTAAAACTTCTCGCAGGTTATGACGTAAAAGCTAAACCTGTTTCAGGTGACAAACTCACACGGGCACAGCCCTTTGCGGCTCAAGTTAACGTGGGTAACGTCAGAATGTTGAGAGGTGATTGGAATAAAGATTTTATTGAAGAGCTTCGAAATTTTCCGAATGGAACGCATGACGACCAGGTTGATGCTGGTTCAGATGCATTTAATGAATTGAATGGAGGCTTTGAAGCCTTCTTTGCTGATATGGGATTTGCTCGATGAGTGACGTAACTTTTAAACATCCTGAGTATGTTAAAAACTTGTCATACTGGCAGAAGCTAGATGATGTTTGTGAAGGTGAGGATGCTGTAAAGGCTAAAGGTGAGAAATATCTGCCAAAGCCTAATGCACATGATAAGTCACCTGCAAATAAGAGTGCTTATGAAGCTTATCTTGTACGTGCAGTTTTTTATGAAGTTACAGGGACAACATCAAATAGCTTAGTAGGTGCTGCTTTTGCCACAGATCCAAGCTTTAAGTTTCCATCTCAACTTGAACATTTAGAGCGAAATGCTAACGGCGCAGGCTTAAGTGCCTATCAATTGGCACAGACGGGCATTAGGCACTTATTAAAGCATTACAGATGTGCTCTATATGTTGACTATCCAGCAGTTACACCAGCTAGAAATCTTGCTGAGTTTAAACAACAAAAAGCCTATCCGATGATTCACTTATTGAATGCCATTGATGTGATCAATTGGAATTCAATGATGATCGATAACCAGAAAAAGCTTTGCTTAGTGGTCATTCGTGAATTTACTTCTGAGCGTGGCACTGATGGCTTTAGCAAAACTGAGGTAGAGCAGTACAGAGTTCTGCGTTTAGAACCTGATAGTGAAGAAAATTATATCTATTCAGTTCAGGTTTACGCTAAAGGCGATAAGGGCACATGGGTAGGTGGAGAGAAAAAGTTTCCGACTGATTATAACGGTGATACCTGGTCATATATCCCATTCACTTTTGTGGGAGCTATTGATAACTCTGAAGAGATTAAGAAGCCTCCATTGCTCCCATTAGCTAATCTCAATTTAGCTCATTATAGAGACAGTGCGGACTTTCAAGAGTCCGTTTTTTATATGGGCCAACCACAGTTTTATGCAAAGGGAGTCAATTGGGCTTGGTACGATGAGGCCAAAAAGCGTGGCATTTATATCGGTGCAAAAGTTCTTTTACCTTTACCTGAAAACGGTGATTTGGGGATTGTACAAGCAGATCCAAACACTTTAGCTCGGGAAGCTATGAAGGATAAATGGGACCAAATGAAAGAAATGGGCGCTCGTTTAATCGAAAAGGGCTCAGCCGCCAAAAAGACAGCTACTGAATCTAACAGTGATGACGCCGTGCAGCATTCCGTTCTTTCACTTTGTGTTGTGAATATGAATGAAGCTTTTTCGATGGCTTTAAGATGGGCAGCTAAGTTTGTAACGCCTAATGTCGATGTTCTGACTAAAGATGATCTGATGTTTGAAATCAGTCAGGAATTTAACAAGCAAGGTTATCAAGCTGAATTAGCTCGTCAATTATATGAGGCAGCTTTACAAGGACGTTCTTCATTTAAATCTTGGTGGGAATATAACCAGACTGGCATGTTCCCAAAACAAAAGTATGAAGAAGAACAGGTCAATGTCGAAGTCGAAAAAGACGGAACAGCAAATCTATAGGTAGGGTGGTATGGCTAAAGATAATAAAAATCTTTTGGAGGTTCTCACTCAACACCAGGCTTATCTTTATCGTACTTCTTCGCAATCAGTAAATGAATTATTGGGTTTATTCAATGATGATACGAATGAAATGCTTTCAAAGCTTCGTGATTTATTGGATGAACTTAGCGATTCAGAAAAAATTGCTTTAGCAGGAGGCAAATATACAACTTCCAATCTAAAGGAAATTAGAGACTTAATTTCTCAATGGTTTAGTAGTGTAAATACGAGCTTACCTGAAGCATTCGCCGTTTCCGCTACAGCCATGGCTGTTTATGAAGCCAGTTATATGGCCAAGTTATTCGGCGCAAACATTAGTAAACCAGATGGTGAAAAGCTCTATACAGCTGCTAAGAAAGTTCCCTTGGCAGGTGGTGCTCTTGTAGATGATCTCTTATCGAGAATTGCTGAAAGTGCCCGCCAAAAAGTTGAATATGCAATTCGTGACGGGATTAGCACGGGTAAAACGAATCAGGAAATTGTTCAGCGTATTCGCGGTACCAAGCGGCTTAATTTTGAAGATGGAATTTTAAATGGTACCAAGACGGATATTGATCGTACTGTTAGGACTGTACGCAGTCATGTAGCCAATCAAGCCTATCTGAATAGCTTTAATCAATTAGGCTTTAAATATGTACGATTTGTTAGTGTTCTAGATGGAAGAACATCAAAGCTGTGTGCTTCGCTTGATGGTTCAATTTGGGAAATAAACGACCCTACCAAGCGAGTGCCGCCGTTGCATCCTCATTGCCGCAGCATTCTGGTACCAGTTGAAAAATACGGGAAGCTTCTAGGAGAGCGACCGTTTGTCATGGATGAGCGGAGAGTTAAAGACATCCCCAAAGATGAACGCAGTCAACTCATCGGCCAATTAGATGCAAACACTACATTTAAAGAATTCTTTAAAAAGACAGATGACTTTTTTCAGAAAGAATGGCTGGGGCCAAAGCGTTATAAGCTCTACAAAGAAGGAAAGTTTGATTTTGAAAAATTCTTTGATCCTGAAGGACGACTTTACACATTGGACCAACTTCGAAAGTTGGATGATCAAACATTCAAGGAGTTGGGTTTATAATTTTATGCTAGAGTATTTATATTTGAAATTTATATAAATACTTAACATGGAACATTTAATCAAAGCTGGTTTCGATATTTTCAGAACTCATAATATTCTGCTTTACGTTGTTGCCATTACTTCGGGGTTACTATCTTACAATTTTTTTGGTGTAGCAGATTTAACCGGATATGCTCTGATAAAAGCAGATTACAAAAATTATGTTGGCCTGATTTTTCTCATCTCTACTATCACAATTGTTGTGCTTTGTGTTAAGTCATTCATCAATTGCATTCGTAATTCTTTGAGTGAAAGTAGCTTTAAAAAACAAGCCAACAAAAGGATTGAGCAGAAACTTGAGAATCTTACAAATCAAGAAAAAGCTGTTTTACTACAATTCTTTATTCAAGAATCTGAAACTATCTGGTTGCCATTTAGATCACAAGAAATAGTTGAACTTATTAATTCTAATATTCTTACATTGGCTAGTAATTCTGCAAGAATGACCTTGGTGGGAGAGGCAGCTATGTTAAATCTTTCAGTATTTATGAAGGAGCGACTCGCTGATGCTTATCCTGATATTTACTCAATTAATTTTAATGAAACAGAGGTGAAAAATTTAGTTGATAACTTTACACCTAATAGCGTTATTCAGGTTATTAGGGACAGAATGAGGTTTGGATATTAATCATACATTTTAAACTTTTATTACAGAGCCGAAAGGCTCTTTTTTTATGCCTGCCGAAAGTGGATGCAGACGGCGAATCCGGGTGGATGCCCATTTTAAATATATAGGTTGGATGACCAATGAAACTTAAAACAGTAACGATCGACGGTAAGGTATATGCGGAAGTAGAGGGTGATAAACCTATCTATGTTCATGATGATGGTAAAGAAATGCCACATGATGCCGCTCACTCTGTAGCGACTATTGCACGTTTAAACAATGAAGCTAAAACGAACCGTGAAGCAAAAGAAGCGGCTGAAAAAGCCCTAAAAGCTTTTGAGGGAATCGAAGATCCTGCAGCGGCAAAGAAAGCAATTCAGACTATGCAAAACCTTGACGATAAAAAGCTGGTGGATGCTGGTGAAGTTGAGAAAGTGAAAGCTGAAGCTATCAAAGCAGTTGAAGAAAAATATGCTCCTATTGTTCAGCAGCGTGATGCTCTTGAAGTCTCTTTGCATAAAGAACTTATCGGTGGTGGTTTTGCTCGTTCTAAGTACATTCAAGACAACATTGCAGTACCAGTAGATATGGTTCAGGCAACTTTCGGTAATCATTTCAAAATCGAAGAAGGCAAAGTGGTTGCATATGACCAAAACGGCGAAAAGATTTACTCCCGTGTCCGCCCTGGTGAACTTGCAAATGTTGATGAAGCTTTAGAGTCCTTGGTTGGTGGATACCAGCATAAAGACTTAATCCTTAAAGGTGGCAAAGGAAATGGCGGTGGTTTCCAAAGCGGGGGCAAAGGTGGAGCACCTGCAGGTATGAAGCGCAGCGAGATGTCAGTATCTCAAAGAGCAGATTACATCAAAGAACATGGCCAAGAATCCTTCCTAAAACTACCGAACTAATTATTAAATATTTGGAGATAAGTCGTTATGACTACAACAGTTAATTCAGACATGATTATCTATAACCAATTGGCACAAACTGCTTATTTAGAGCGTTTGCAAGACAATTTGAATGTCTTTAACGAGGCATCAGCTGGAGCGATTCTTTATAAAAATGAAATCATTGAAGGCGATTTTAATAAAGAATCATTTTATCGTGTTGGCGGCAGCATCAAGCACCGTGATGTGAACTCAAACGCTAAAGTTAACCATGAAAAAATTGGCGCTGGAGAATCTGTAGGTGTGAAAATTCCGTTTAAATACGGTCCTTATGCATCTACTGAAGAAGCTTTTAAGCGCCGTGCTCGTACACCTGAAGAGTTTGCAATGATTCTTGGGTATGATCTGGCTGATGCTTTAGTTGCAGGGCGTTTACAGTACAGCTTGGCTTCATTGAAAGCAGCAATTACAAGCAATCCTGATATGGTGGCAAAAGGAAGTATTGCAGTAGATGGTCGAAAAGCATTAACCCGTGGGATGCGTAAATTTGGTGACAAGTTTGGTCGTATCGGTTTGTGGGTAATGAACTCGGATACGTACTTCGATATTGTCGATGATGCGATTACTAAACAAATCTACGGCGAATCGGAAATCGTTATTTATGGCGGTTTACCAGGTACTTTAGGTAAACCTGTACTTGTTACTGACGCCGTAGGCGATAACGACGCATTTGGCTTGCAGTATGGTGCTGTGACTGTAACTGAGTCCCAAGTACCAGGTTTCCGAGCATACGACATCAATGATGAAGAAAACTTTGCTATTGGTATGCGTGCTGAAGGTACATTCAACCTAGATATTCTTGGTTATAGCTGGGATACAACTAAAGGTGAGAATCCAGATCTTACTTTGCTTGGATCAAGTGCTAACTGGAAGAAACATGCAACCAGCAACAAAATGACTGCTGGTACATTGCTTGATTTGTCAGATGTAACTACTGGTTAATTCTTAAAAATCTCATTTATCAGAGGGCTATTAAGCCCTCTTTTTTATTAATAAGAGAAAAGCATCATGAAATTAATCTATACACGTATTGCGGCAGCTGCAGATTTAGAAGTTGGGACAATTGCAAACCCTGACTATTATGAATATCCAAATCGAAGTGCTGAAGAAGTCATCATCTACGGCGATTATCCAAAAATCCAAAATGATTATGAAGCTTTAGATATTCCAGTTGAAGTTCGCAAATTGGAAGAACCCGCAAAAACCACTTTGGCCACAGTAAATGTTGAGGTAGGAATTACACCTGAACTGCAAGAGGTTATCGATAATGCGAAAGCCGAGTGTGAAAAAGTTGTTGAAGAAAACGGGCAACTTAAACAGAAAATCGAAATCTTAGAAAAGGCCAGTGGTAATAGTTCGGAGTTGATTTCTGAAAACTCACGTTTAAAAGCTGAATTTGATGCTTTTAAAAATGATGTCGCCGCAATGCAGGCGCGTATTGCTGAGCTTGCATCAGGTGAAGGCTCAACTGCTAAACCTGAAGAATCGAATACCAATGATTATGAAGGCTGGACCAATGAACAGCTCAAAGAGTTTTTAGCAAGTAAAGATATTGGCTATAAACCAACTGCAACAAAAGCAGAACTTCTTAAATTAATCTCGAAGGAATAATGATATGAGCTTTATTGCTGTAGATGACGCAAATTCAATTTTGGGCAGCGATTTTGCACCGGATAGTGATAAAGCTCGCCTGGTTCAACTTGCAAATGTATGGATGAAAAAACGAATTGGATTTGTGCCAGATCCTATTGATTCACTTCTCAAAGATGCTGCTTGTGAAATTATTAAAGGTATTCTGGCCAAGGTGATTTATAACGGTAAAGAACAGCAGCTGAAGCGTAAAAAAGTGAAAGCTGATTCAGTAGAGTCAGAGAAAGAATATCAAGATGGATCCGAAGCAATTTCTAGTTTTGAGCAGATAGCAATTGATTTCATTGATTCACTTGACTTGAAAGACCCAAATGCAAGTTTTAATGGCTTTGGTATTCCACTTTATAGGGCGTAAATAATGGGCCTACGTGACGAAATTCAGGCAGATATTGCTGAGGCATTTAATGAGGATTTAGCAGACGCCGTTCATACCTTTACGTGTGAGCGGATCTCAAAAACTAATTGGGATCCTAAGACTGAAACGTATGTTGAAGTTAAAGAAAACTATTCCGGCCGTGGCGTTCTGTTTGGCTCATACAGTCAATATGAAATACAGACGCTTGGTGTGCTGGCCACAGATAAGAAAGCGACAGTACTTCAAAATGAAGTATCTATGCCCCCTAAGATTGACGATGAATGGGTAACAGCCTTAGGTTCATTCCGGGTAATTCATATTCAGCTGGATCCAGCTAGCACAATCTGGAAATGTCAGTTGAGGTGGGTTTAAAAATCAAACTTGTAAATGATCTTAATTTTTCATTAGTATCTGTTTTATTTGAAGGAATTTACAGATGCAAAAACTTCCACTGTATAGAGTTTTTAAAAAACTCGAAGAAGAGTTTATAAAAACTCATGGTGTAGAGCCTACAACCCTTTTGATAGGTGAAACAAAAATGGCTGAATTGAGATATGAACTTTATGCCAATAAGGGTGACTACTTCGTGGAAGGTTTATTAACAGATAATGGTAATAGATACCATGGTTTGAAGCTTGTGAAATCAGAAGATAATCTATGCTTTGAATTAAAGTAAATTAACCCACTTCGGTGGGTTTTTTAATGGACGCAATTTAAGGAGTATGAATGGTTAATACTGATTATGTCCCCTTATGGCGCATCTCACCATTTCAACATGTGCATTACACACTTGCTCGAAATCAGCTGCATATGGATCTGCTTTTTGATGATATGAATCATGTAGACCAGTTCCTATCCATAGAAGGCGCAGCAGCTCAAGTTGATTATTATTTTGATGGCGCTTATGCAATTGTCCAGCTTGGCGATACGTCAGAAAGAAATCCCATAGAAGTGTTTGGACTGCTTTTACATGAAGCTGTTCATGTTTGGCAGAAGGTTAGAAAGCTCATGGGTGAAAAAGAGCCGAGCTCAGAATTTGAAGCTTACTCAATTCAAGCAATCGCTCAAGACCTTTTCGAAATGTACGAAGAAAGTGAGGCAAAGCATGAGATGGAAGGGGAAAAAGCCGACTAGTTTTAGTCTAGATGTGGCTAAGACAGTAGAGGATAAGGTAAAGAAAATAACTATGGAAACAGTGCAATCATTAGTTGTTTCAAGTCCTGTAGATACTGGAGCATACCGTGCTTCACATATAGTCTCAATCGGTTCAGGTGAGTATGGCGTACGAGGACCAGAAACAAACGCCGTTCAGGATGCTGCAATTCAAGCTGTGAAGTTTAAGCTCGGTAGTTTGGTCTATATCCAGAACAACCAGCCATATGCTGAGCGCTTAGATAACGGTTGGTCAGACCAAGCACCGCAAGGTATTTACAGCACTACGTTTACTTATATTTCTCAAAAGTATGGTGGCTAATATGGCAATGACTTTAGAGCAGACAAGGCAAGCTATTATCGATCGAATGCAAAGCTTTACAGGTATTGCACAGGATAGAATACAGTATCCAAATGCTCCGGGTTTTAAGGTACCAAAGGACGGCGTATGGTGCCGTTTAACAATTGCAGGTGGTCCAAGTTTTACCTCGGGTATTGCTGACAAACCGTGTACACGGCGAACAGGCAATATTATGATTCAATGCTTCGATCGATTACATACTGGAGAGAAGGCTTTAACGGTTCTTAGCGATGCTTTGCTGGCACATTTTGAATATTTCTCAATCGAACATTTAGAGTGTTTGAATGGACAATCCATTTATGCGGGTAAAGATGCCGACTTCATTCAGTATAATGTGAGCATAGGGTTTAAGGTGAATTGATATGTCATGTATGCTGACTTTAGAAGAAATCGAAATTAAACGGCAAGAACTGGAACGACATCTTGAAG